AAGTGTAAGTCAGCGTTTCTTTACGGCCTTTGTCTGCGTATGAGCAATGAACCCATCCAGAATTGCCGCCCTCATAACACTCAAGAATCAACTGATCAAATGGCAGATTTTGTTCTATCCACACAGCCAGGTCATAGTTGTCTACCATTGGCACTTCAAAGTCAGCGGCTGCGTGTTTGCCATCTGTGCAACAATGCTGTGACGTTGGCTTAGAGCCAATAGCGGCACATAACTCAGGGCTTCTGAACCCAGATGAAACCATAAACGGGCCGTGTACGTCCCTAACAGGCTGTAAAATGTATTTGCACAGCTTTTCCAACGCTTCAATCTCGTCAGTGTTTGGCAAGTTGGGTATGCCGCGCCGTGCCGCTGTGTGGCTTTTTACAAGCTCATCCAACGTAAAATTTGGTGATAGCTTCATGCTTTTCTTTTTTTCTTTGTTTTCTTTTTCAACGCTTTAAAATCAGCACCAGTGATTTTGTTTCGCGGTTTTGCTGCCGCAGCCAATCTTTTTTGCTTCGATGAATATTTAGTAAATGGCATTATTTTTTTCCCTTCACTTTGCCAACCACGCCCTCAATCATTCCTCCCCCAAAATAAAACGCTAGAATGGTCAACATCGCTTCACCTAGATAAAAGTCATCAATGACCTGTTTTATGTCTGGAATGTTGGTTTTGCCCATAAGGGTCATCACAAGCACCAGAAAGAATGATGATAGAAAGGTTGCAGTAAACATCAGAGCCAAATAACGCTGGGCCACCTTGAAAGGTGCGTATGCCTGCATTGTTTGAATTTTAGTTTCAGCTTTTAGCCTCTCCATTTCCTCATCTGAGGTATGCACCTGGTCAATTAAGTCCATGCCTTTTTCGATTACCTTGGCGTTGCCCAGGATGCTTGTGAGAATGCCAATCATGCTTGCCCCCTACTTTCTGTCCATCCAACTTGTGAAGCCCATATATGCGCCGACAACGCCCGACAGGCTGATGTATAGCAACGGGCTCACCTCTTTAAGCAGTTCTATACGGCTGTCGGGGATGAAGGGCATAAACAGCAACAGCGTGTAGACACCGATACCGATCAGAGAGAAACGCGCTAAACGCAACTGCGCTAAGTGCTTGCGGCTTTTGTCCTCTGTTTCTCTTATTTCTTTAGCTCGTGTTATTTCTTCATCAGACACAACACCATCTGCATCGAGGTCATACTTTTCAAATTCACTCGATGGCTCTAGCTTTTTCTGGGCCATTTATCGCCTCAACAAATCTGCTAACATTTGACGGCTCATTTCTGTGGTATTTGCAGCAGCCACAGGCACAGCCGCCTGCATAGCTCTGCCAGTGCCGCTAACAACATTTCTGGTAATTGGAACGCCAAGTTGTGAGTAAGCTGCCGGAGCCATGAGACTTGCCGCTGCTGTTGTTGGTTCAATTTGTGATGCCCCCATAACGCCTGCTTGACCTGTTACTATTCTAGCCGCCTGCTGTCTGCCTGCTGTCCCAGAGTTTGGCGTTGTGTTTCCAATAACGTCCTGTGCGTCCTGTGCAAGTCTTTGCATCCGCGCTTCACCGGCAGAAAACTGTGATTGCCGTTTGGTTGGGTCGCCCTTGGCTGCTGCTTGCAACAAATCACCTGGCAAAAATCCTTCTGATGTTTTGCGCCTTAACTCAGCATTACGCACAATTTCAAATTGACCATAAGCCTTATCAATAGCGGCCAGTTTTGGCCCTTGTACAGGGTTGGCTTTCTGTATTTCTGCGCTGAAAACATTGCGTATATCTTCAAGCGCATCTGCTTTTCGCATGGCAATTTCAGACCCGTCACGCTTTAAGCGTTGTATATCGCGCCTTAAAAGGGTCTGCGCCGTTTTAATGTCGCGCCCTGACATTTCACCTTTGTTAAATTTCTTGGTGATGTAGCGTGACACACGGCCTTGAATGTCCTTTGCTATATCCTCAGACAAATCTTTTGTTAGCGTGTCCATCGCAGCCGCCACCGGAAAAACATCAGGCAGGCTCATTTTTGACAGTGTTTTGTCATAATTGGTTTTGATAACTCGTTGTCCAAATCCTATTAACTCTTTGCCCTCTAGCCCTTTTTTTACCTTTACGCCAAGCGGAGCTAATGCTTCTGACACTGCTGCCCTGTTGAACCCAGTATTGGCTCTGTCGAAAGCACCTCTGACTGCATCACCAATCAAAAACACATTATCTGCAACACCTTCTTCTAATCGTGCCAAGCCTCTGCCTAATAAGCCAGATTCGCGCACTGCTTGCCCAGGTGTAACAGGCACACCTCGTTTTACTAAATCAGCAGCTTTTTGTGTCACCACAGGGGCAACTCTCTCTATTACTGGCCCAGCCACGGCTCCTATCGCCCCACTTGTGGCGGCTGACGGCAATCTGTCAACAACGTCACCTTCTGCTGCCCCTGCGCCATAAATTGCGCTTTGTGTGCCGCTTGCAGTTGCCGCTTGTGCGGTTCTTTGACCTTTTTGACCCAAACCAGCAGCCCGTGCTAGTTGCGCCGATCTCGTGCCAGTAAGCACCTGACCAGCACCTGGCACAAACTGCGCTGCTATTGTCGGCAATATGGCGGCGGCTATTTCAGTGCTATATGCAGCACCAGGGTTGCGTTGCCTAAAACTATCAATCTGACCGCGCACCTCTTTAACAACCTCTGCATAAGTTTTGCCGCTATCAAAAGCTGACCTTACAGCCGCTTCTATTTCATCAGCAAAACCAAACGTAAGCCCCTGCGCTGCTGCGCGTGTAAAATCTGCCGCTACATCGCCTGTTGTTCTTTCAATGGGCTGCGTTGTTTTAGATTGTCTAGGTAAAGGCATAATTTTTATCCTTCAAAAATTTCAAAAGTGCTGGTAATGCCGTTAAAATACAAATCACCGTCAGCCAGTTCGCCATTTGCTACAGCCTGGTCGTACTCTTGGTCAGTCATGTAGGCTTTAAAGGCAGGCGGGACTTTTTCATCAGCATATTTAGCGAAACCAATTAAATCGTTGTTATCGTTAGCATAGGTTTCCATAGCTTCTAAAATCTTTTGCCTGCGTTCAACAAGGGCTTGCATTGATTTCACAAGAACTTTGTTTGCTTCTGGCGTATTGCTCATGTTTGCTGTTGCACTTGTAAACAAACGCGCTTCAAAATCTGATGTTGCGCCTGAACCGACAACTCTCATCCTGGGTATGATGTAGTTAAAAGCAGCAGTAAGAACTTGTTGATTAGTCAACTGACGCGCTTGCTCATCATTTAATGCCCCAAACCCTTTAAGTATATTCCGCAACGGCATAGTAATGTTTTGTATCGGGCCTGTTTCTGTGCCACCTTCAAGCAAGTTGTCGGCGATATTCAAACGAGTTATAAGGTCACTTTCAGACTGCACTTGCTTGGATAAATCTTCTATCCTTTTAGCAGCAGCCTGTGCAGATTGTTTTCTGAACTCACTTTCTTGCTCTTGGCCCATCTGAATAGTTGGGCTGAGGCTGACGTTTGTGCCGCCGCCTTGGCGTCTAACGTAATTTTGATTCAACAAATCTTGAGCTTTTGCTGTAAATTCAGGGTCAGTGGTAAGCAACGATACCTGATCTTCTGCATTGTTAGGGTTTTGGAAAGTAATCACATCAGGTTTTTTCGGCGTAGGCGGTTTATAAACTGTGTTTGGCGTAACAGTTTCAACTCCAAAAGGGCTAGTTGTTTTTGTGCCAACGACAACAGCACCAGGCGCACCTTCAATCTGCTGTGTAATTAGTTCTGTTTTTGGCGCAAGTGCTGCCTGTGTGATAGCACTCGAAATTGCATCAGGCTGTGTTTGTACCAGCCCTGCAATGGCTGGGTTGACGTTTGCTGGTAAAGCGGCTGTGATAGCGTCCCTCGCGGCTTTTTCTTGCTCTGCCAGACGGTCACTTGCCTTACGTTGCAAAAAAGCGCCCACAAGCGCATTAGACAGCCTGCCAAGCCCCTGTAAGGGGGTTTGCACAGGAGCTGTGCTTACACCTTGCTGCATAAGTGCCTGACCTAATACACGGCGAGGGTCTGTTTGATATGCGCGATTCAGTTGCTGAAACTGCATTGTTGGTCTAAGTGCCATGTTACCCCCTTATGCTAACAAGTAAGCTGAACCCAGGCTGCCAGCCAAGCCAAACAACCCGCCTAAATCAGCTGATCTGGCGGCCTGCGCCTGATTAAATGCGTTTTGTTGCGCTGCCTGTTGTGCTGCAAACGCGCCTTGTGTGTCTATCATCCCTGGTGCAAAGAATGATGCCTGTTGTATCTGTGGGCCACCAAGCAGCGCAGAAAGCTCGTTGAACTGTTGACCCCGTAGTGCAGTGCGCTCTGCAATTTCTCGTTGACGTTGCTGATTAGCAATTTGATTAGACAGAAGCTGAGTAGCAATGGCGTCTTGCCTTGCTGCGTTTGCTAGTTGCGCGTTTGCTGCGGCTTGCGAGAAGCCCTGCCCTTGCGATGCCAACCCAAACTCGCCGGTTGCAGCTCGTTCACCAAACTGTTGAGCGCGTATGTTTCTAGCCTGGTTTACAATGCGATCTGCCTCTTGTCCCCCAGCAAGCGTTGCCTGCTGTGCGAGCCTTTGTAGTTGCTCACCTTGCTGCGCTTGCAACCTGTTGGTTGCGTCATTATACGCTTGTGAGGTGATGGGTATGCCACGGTCTGCAAGGTTTTGCTGCAACTCTTGAGTTTGCCTATTAAACTCTGGTTGGAGCAAGCCCAGTTGTCTGTTGAACAAAGTTTGCTCAATGTTAGACCGTAGTGCCACAGGGTCGCTAGTAAGTTGCGTTAAACCGCTTGTATCTATAGTTGTAGGGCGAGCATCTGTGGTACTAATCGCGCTGGTAAATGCTGGCAGATTAGCCGCCATAGTTGGGTCAATGTCTTGTGCCGCTGTTACACCAGCAAGTGTGGGGCTTGTTCTGAAAGGGTTCTGAAAATCTGGGTCATCCTGGTAGATTGGGTTGCCAGCCGCATCCTGTCCTACCACTGTGCGCCCAGTAACGCGCTCAAAAGCAAGGTTGCCTAAACCTAATCCTGTCCCCTCTTGTGCAGCCCGTAGTTGCGTTTGGAACGGCGTTTCTTGTGTAAATGCCGCTGCTCTGCCATCTTCAGGCACTGCGCCCTCAACGAACTGGCCTTGGTCGCCAACAAACCCAAAGCGCAAGTTTCCATAAGGCGTAAACTGCGTGATACGATTAGCCTGAGACTGAGCATTTATCAGCTCATTCGGATCAGGTGTTGGCGGCGGTGTTGGCCTGCTTTTGCCCATGACGGTTACTCCTTAACCATTTACACTCATTTTGCAACATGCCCCACACAATCCCGTCATGCGGAGGGTATAGTTGCCTTAAAACACCCTCTTGGGTAAATCCAAGCTGGTTATTCATTTTCATTGCTTTTTTATTTGATGCATCACAAGTCACTAGGATGCGGTTTACGCCCACTTGCTGAAATGGAAACGCAAAAATTACATGTAGGACAGACCGGGTAGCCCAGCCAGGGGAGGATGTCGCGATGCTTGCCTCGATCTGCCCATCCCTCCAATCGTGATAGACCACTCCACCTATAAGCTGGCTGTCACGTTGTATGCCGATTGCAACTGATGGCCCGAACCCTTCAATGTTCAGCTTTTTTGCAACCCAATCTTTTATAAAATCATCTGCGCCGAAAACGGTTGTTATCATTTAGCGAACGCAATCATCAAAACAAAAGAGCCGCCCATTAGCACCAAAATTAAAAAGATAAGCATAACTTGTTTGAGAGTTTCCATCATATCATGATGCTGCTTGTTTCTTTTTATTTGCTCTTGCTTCGCTTTAAGTTTTTGCTCTTGTATGCGCCTTGCGCGTTCATTGACTATTGAAGCGAAAGTGCCAGGGCCAAAACGTAAATCAATCATTGTCGATAATTGTTGTCGTTGTTCAGCCGCAAGTTTTCTGTCTATCACCTCTTGTGCTACAGATTTAAGGCTTATGTCCGCTGCGCCAGCTTTTTTGTTAGCAGCGCGGTTGACCTCCTGCTCGCCATTGAAAAAGTTATCAATGTCTTTCGCAATTTCAGAAACGTCTTTTGCAGTGCTAACGCCTTTTTTAATTGCCTCAAACGCGCTTTTGCAGAGCGCAATGCCAGCCAAAGTTTCTGCAAACATTAACCGCGCCAAACCACCGCAAGCAGTAACAAAATAATTGCACCAGCAGACCCAATCATAATGCTTTCCATGCGCTTGATACGCAGTATTGTTTCCGTCCAGCGTTCATCTGATACAGCAATATGCTTTTCAAGCTCAACATGGATCGATTGTATGGTTGGCTTACTCATTCTTACAACTCATTAGGCCAATCAGCTATAGGCGGATTGCCAGTAGGGCTGCCGTCACTGTCAACAGGTGTATCAAACAAAGCCATAAAAGCAGCATGATCAGCCGCGCCATCGATAGCTGCCTCAATTTGGCCCGATTTGGTGCGAACGGATGCCCTATAGGAACTCACTTCTGAAGGTATTGTGGCTGTTGAATCTTCGGCCTTGCGCGTCACATACCAATCTGTCGGTGCTAACTTGCCAGCCGCCTGCTGTTTGATAGTTTGTTTCCACTGGCTTTTAAGGCCCAGCGTTACTACTTGGTCGCCATTGTTATCTAAGACGGCGTTGCCATCTTCATCAACTTCATTAACATCAGCAATGTTTTTTGGTGTGTTTGCATCCCAGTAAAACCGATTGTCGTAACTTGCTGGTGGGTCTTCCCATGTCAGCCCTGCCGCAGTCTTGTCGCTGTCTGACCAAATAGCCCAGTTCGTAGGGTGCGTGACAGTGCCATCAGACCAGCTGCGTCCTTCTCTAATAATTTTGTCACCTAGTTTCCAAGGCATTATTGTCTCCTATCATCGGGCATTGGAATATTTAAATGGTTGTTCTGCAAAGCAGAGGTAGATGTAGGTTGCCCCACTGTCGTTAGTGTCCCCACCAGAATTGCCTCGCAACTTAAAGCCGTTACTTACAAAATCCAGGCTGTTATATGAATTGTTGGTATCCTCAGCACTGGTTGAGTTTGCTTGCATACTGTCATCTACAACATTATAACCAACTCTTTTATTGTCATATATACGCCAACTCCCGCTGCTATCTGTGCGCTTTATCATAACCCATGCAACACGGTGTCCTGTGTAAACAAACGGCCCATCGGTAGACCCGTTTCCGCTATATGTTCCAACTCGCGAGTAGCCATCAACGCTATGAAAACAGTAGGCGATTGTATCCTTGCCGCTCCCATTATAATTAGTTCCACCAGCATCTAGGGTTATTGTTGATGCGCCAAGTGTTGTATTGAAGTTTGAGTTTGCGTAGGAACTGCCTGTGGTATTTAACAGCATTATGTAACCACTTGCCGCAGCCCCCATAACATCGCCTTGGACAAGCCAATTAACAGCAGTGTCTCTGTCTTTCCAAATAACAAGTTCTGGGGCTTGCGACAAGCCATGTCCAACTGTACCAGCAGAGCCTGTGCCAGTATAGCCAACGATACTAAACCCTGCCTCAGTATTTGCAGACACAGACGATGTAATTGTGCCATCAGTGTTGCTTGCCGCAGAGCCACCAGCCAGCCAGTTCCATGCAACAACAGTATCACTGCTATCGTTTACAGTTGGATGTGACGATGTAACAGAGAAGCCGTCCGAATCAAACGAAATGTTACCCTCATTTGTGCGGCCTTCTTGTGAATAAGCTGAATCAATGCGTTCTGTGCCACCTCTTACAACATCAAACAAAGCGTGACCTCTACTGCCATCTGAACGCATCTTTATCCAAACCCAATCAGGCTGGAAGCCAACACCAGTAATGCTTTGCGTTGAGCCGTTCCCAGTAAACAACACCGTATTAAAATAATCCGCTGGCTCTTCGTCCTGTGCAGGGTCAATACCGGGGTTGGGTAGGTTGGCCGAACAAAGGGCTAAGAAGCCGGACGGTGGGCTGTAATAAAAGTCACCGTTGCCATTATCGTCTGTGTTGCCTTGTGCTGTTTTATTCCCAGCAAAACTGCTGTCTTGACCAAAGTTTACGTTAAACTCTTTTGTAGTGCTTGTGGAACCATTATTGTAGCAAGCATAACAACCCTCTGTTGCAAGCCTACTTATAGTGCTTGAAAATGTTAGTGTGACCTCAAGTGAATTGTTTTTGTAAAAACTAATCTCTCCATCATCCATATTTACAGCAACACCAATAATATCTGTTGCGCTATACGATGCTGGGGTGGTGTTAGTGCCTGTACCCCAATAGACAGTTCCAGTGCTGTAGTAGCCAATACTATCACTACCCGAAATAGAAATGGTGTTGTTGTATGTGCCTCTATCAAACGCACATACAGCACCAACATAGCCTGGATATGTGCCAATAGCCTCCCAATACCACTTCCCACTTTCCATGAAAAATGTGTTTGCATTGTTGCCTTTATTAGCTGTTGAAAGTTCTAGGGCTCCTTCTTTCCAAGTTGTACCACCGTCCCCATTTAAGGGGTTCATCGTAGACCAGTTATTCGTGGGACTATCCAGCACCACATCTGTTGCCGCAAGACCGCTGGCTGTAAAGTCATTGCCGTTTCCGCTTGTGTCATCACCTAAAGCAGAACTGTCTTGAAACTTTAATCTGTAACCGTTTGTGCCAAAGGTTAAACCAGATGTATCTTTAGGTATCCAAATGCCAGCTTTTGTTTCTCCAAATGAATCTGCATCTAAAGCAGTTCCGTCAATAAAGTTAACCTCTGCCAGATAGCCCTCAAGATTGTCTGTGCTTGCTCGTGAAGAACTACCAACATAATGTGTCGTTCCAGATAAGTTCAAATATGTATCAAGGTTTAGACTTGGAGCCGTGCTGGTTTGGAACGAGGTTATTTGCTCACCGTTTAAATATATTTTTACTCTATCTGTGCTTGTTGAATTGGTTGTGTCTACTTCTACAACAAAATGATACCAAGCAGATGGATCTCTAAAAACAGCGTTTGTTTCATAAAAAATCTGATAGCCGCTTGTATATTGGTAAAAAGAGATAATGTCGATTTTTGACCCTGAATAATAAAATCCAAGATGTGTAGAACTTCCAGTATAAGGGCCAGCACTAAAAAGTGTGTAAAAATTTTGTGAAGTTCCAAGAACTGAGCGTTTTACCCAGCCACTCCAAGTCCATGTCCTTCGATTGCCTGTTGAAGAGGGTGTGCGAGACAAAACTGAACTACTACCACCGTCAAAGCGAGCGGATTGGTCTATGCTGTGCGAATAGAAATCAGCACCAGATGAATACATCCATTGCGATGAACCAAACGGGCCGCTCATTAGCTGAACGCCAACTGTGGCGCACCTAGTAAGATGCGACCTGATGCAGCTACAACATAAGGCACAATGTCTGTTGTGCTTGCCGCTGATGATAGTGTAAGGCCAGCCCCGCCAGCAGTCTCATAATCCGTACCAAGGCTAACTGTTCTGCCGCCTGTGCTGTCTTGTATCAATACTATAAATCCGCTTTGACCAACTTGCTCAGTGGATGGGTTTGCAAGAGTTACATTACCTGTAAGGGTAAGAACATGGTTTTGATTTGCAGCAAAATCTAATGTCACAGAGCCAGTGTTGCTGGTGTCTGTGTTGGTTGTAGCAAGGGCAGTGCCGCTTACAGTGACACCGTTTGCAGTTGTTTCTATCTTTTTGCTGTTATCGTGATAAAGCTCAACAGCCCCGTCATCTATAAATTTTGCAAGTGTTTCGCCTGACCCCTCGACATTCAATGTGCCAGCAACGGCCAGGTGTCCATCTGTGCCATCCCAA